GCGATGCTGCGATGGCCAAGAGCCTTTTGACCCAACGCCTGATACAATGGAATGGTTGCGGCATAAGCTGATCGATGAGAGTTGGGCACGCTGGCGCGAGGAATGTCCGCAAGAAGTTGCTGACAATGAATTGATGTTGCAGCATTTAATCGCTAAGGAGCAACCGAATGAAGATGTGTGAGGAGCATTGGAAGATGTTGCTTGAAGCGATCAAAGCGCGCGGCTTATGGCATCTGGTCGCACAAAGCGCGGAGGCTGCGCAAGAAATTGCTGATGCGCAAGCACGCGGCGACGAATCAGCTTTCGAGCTGCTAATCGGCGCGTCGATGCTCATTCATCAAGAAGCGCTTTCCAGCGGAGGAGAATATTTACTGAATGGAGAATATTGCCCCGTATGTGAGGCAATGATCCATCTTCAAAGTGTGCCAACTGCCGGCGGCAACTATCTCAATGCGGAACAGATCGAAATGAGCTGGATCGAAGGGCCTAGCGAAGCGATGCTTGTGCTGGCGCGTGAAAAGAACCTGATGCCTAAGGAGCAATGAGAAATGATCAACTTTTTGAGAAAGATGGTTGGGAAAGCGCCATTGACTGAACAACAAAAGGATTTCAATAAATGGCTTCGCAATGCAAATGATTCTCCCAAGGAGTCGCTGCGAAAGCTTTGGGAGCACAACAAGAAGTATTTTCCAGATCAAGTACCTGGTGAGATGCCTAAATGGATCGATGAACTTCCAGCATCATGGGCGTGTGGACTTTCCAAAAGTTGGAAATTCAAAGAAGAAAATTCTGATCAAATTATTCAGCAGCCTCCGATTCTTTGGAACCATGATCAAAATGAGCAAATTGGCGTTGCTATTCAGTTGGAGCTTAACGAAAACTCAATCTTGGTGCTGAGTACAGAACACAGCATGACTATTGAAACTGCAGAACGTTTGAAAGAAAGCATGAAAAAGATTGTTGATGGTGAGTTTGGACACAAGATTGTTGTGCTAAGCGATGGCTTGAAGTTGAGTGTTATTCATCGCGATTGGATGAATAACAGCGAGAAGCGAGCGATGCGCGTTGAGGATAAAAAACTCGGCGCTTGGATGTCGGCCGCATTAGATGACCCGATGTCTTGTCAATCATTCAAAGATGATATCAATACTTGGCTGGAGACCTTTCATTATCCAAATAGCGCTGTGGATTAAGCGATGAAAATCAAAGTTCCTGTGCTATCAAATTTTCAACACAATGACATCATCGGCTATCTGGAAGTAAAAGAAAGCTGGCTACCATATGGTGATGATTGGCATTTTTCAATTGGCTATCGTGTATTGGAAGTTGATGCTGATGGCGCTCATTCTAAAATCGAGCTGCTATGCGTCAGCCCGCAATATGATGCTCACACAAACAATAAGAGCTTGCCATGAAAACATTCCAGCAGATTAAAATTGAGAAGCTGCGCCAGCAGATCAAAGATGATGAGATACAAGAACTGATCTATGAAGTGCTGGATGAATGCGTTGAAGCGTACTATGCTGCCGGCGGCGGAATTGGTACTGCGCGTAGCGAAGATGTGGATCATGTGAAGACGATCTTGATGACAGCTATTACGCTGTGGAGCGCCAATCGTGTCGACAAATGAAGAGCAAGCCCGCGATGAGATTCAACGCGAGGCACAAGCTCTTCTTGATGCTGAGCGCGCGGCAGAACAAGATCGTCAGCAAGCAGCCCGAGAACTGCTAGAACAAGAAGCTCGCGCCGTTGCGGAAGCAAATGAGCGGAATCCGCTGTTGCCGTCGCTGCGCGCTGATCCGCTCCGCGCTGCGCTCATTTTGCTTGAGCGTTACTTCACCAAGAACAATCTGCGGCAGCTGATCTATTACCGAGAAAATTGGTACAGCTATTTCGATAGGCTGTGGGGTCAGCGCCACGAGCAAGATGTTGAGCACTTTATTCATTCCAAACTGATCAACTGTCGAACGCTCGATGCAGAAGGTGAGGTGATCGACTTTCCAACGACCAATGCCAATGTTGTCGAGTTACGCAAACAAATTCAAAACATCCAGACCATCCCTACCCATTACAAAGCGCCTGTTGTTCGTGGAGAAAATGGACGATGGATCGAAATTGATTCTGCCGGCAAGATGGTGTGTCGCGGTGCACTTGTAGATATGCTTAGTGGTGAAGTGAACGATAACCATTCACTGTTCATTCCCAATGGCGCTGAATGGGAGTACAAAAAGAAGACTAAGAAGCCAGCGCATTGGCTCAAGTTCCTTCACGACCTGTTTGGTGATCGCGTTGATGAAGTAAAGCTGCTGCAAGAATGGTTCGGCTATGTGCTTGGCGGCGATACCTGGGCGCAAAAGGGATTGATCATCCAAGGTCTCAAGCGATCTGGTAAGGGTACCATCGGTCATATCCTGAAAGACTTACTTGGTGGTTCGATGGTGGCATCACCTGCGCTCAGCCATCTGGGTCACCCCTTCGGTCTCGAAAGCCTTGTTGATAAACGCATGTGCCTTGTATCGGATGCGCGCCTTTCAAATCGTCAAGATACGATGGCAGTGATCGAGATGTTGCTGCGCATTATCGCTAACGATCCGGTTGACATTAATCGCAAGCATAAATCTGCGATTCAGATGGTGCTGGGAGCACGTGTTATGCTGCTCACCAATACCATGCCCCAGTTCTCGGACGATTCAGACGCAATCCAGTCCCGTTTTATGATCCTCAAGCTGGAACAATCTTTCTATGGCCGGGAGGATATCCAACTTCTTGATAAGCTCCGCACCGAGCTTCCCGCCATCGCTAACTGGGCGATAGAAGGCTATCGGCGGGTAAAGGCAGCCGGTAAGTTCTCCGAGCCTGAGTCGAGCCGTAGCGCCCGCGAGGAATGGTATAGGGAGAGCAACCCGCTGCTTGAGTTCATCGAGGATCGCTGCGAGATGGGCGCTGAGAAACGAGTTGAGAATAGTGCGCTGTTTGATGCGTATAAGGATTGGTGTGAATCGAAGTCGATTCAGTTTATGCCGCCGAACGTTTTGTCACGCCGCCTCAGCTCGATGTATGGCGCACTCATCCGGCGAGGAAAGTCTGACAACACCAGATACTGGGACGGCATCGGGCTGCGCACTGATCGAAAAGTTGCGTTCTAGTGCGCAAGAGAGGGGGAAACAGGGGCGATGATTTCGGAGAAAAGATTGCGAAAAAGACGATATTTGAGCTGCGCCGGACGGTATTTTTTCGTTAAATTTTGGGCGATGAGCCTTGAGCGATGAGAATGGCTGCCGCGCGATCTCATCTACGGGACGATATTCGGGACGATATCGGGACGATAAAAATACGATGATTCGCCATGTACGCCAACGCTTAGGACGATAGGGACGATATTTTCTATATATTAGCCTATAAAAAATAATAGAGGAGAAATAGCGGTATATAGATATATGTCGTTCATCATCGTCCTGATCGTCCCGGTTTCGTGGTGAAGAATTATCGCGCGCGGCAGCGCGAGGAGGATGGGTTTATGGCATGCTCAGGATGCGCACGCAGGCGCAAATGGATACTCGATCAGGTCAAGAAGATTTGGAGGCAGGTAGATGTCACGAATGATGAACAATCGCCCGACAGACACAATGCTGCGGCAGCTAATCATCGCAATGGAGAAGCAAACCCAAGCGATCCAGGAACAGAGCGACGCGATAATGACGCTGGCGCAAACTAACGCTGAGATCATCGATCTGATAACGCAACAGAAGTCTGTACCAGATATACCTAAGGCAACGTCGCTCGATCAGCGCGTTGATGAACTCTTCTCTCAGCACCAGACATTGTGATGCCCACCAAGCCAACACAGTACAATCCAAACAGAACGAGACAGCAAAGGCGATGGCACAAGGGTGCTAGTGCTCCTGATCGTCTTACTGGCCGCGCATTACAAGAGCGCAATCGACGAATAAAGATTCGGGATCGCTTTACTTGTAGCAACAAGATGTGTCGATTGGTCACTCACGATCTACAGATCGATCATAAGGTGCCGTTGACGCAGGGCGGTGAGGATATCGAGTCCAACCTACAGTGCTTGTGTGCTGCTTGTCACGCAATCAAGAGCAAGATTGAGTCGTATGGTAAGCATCTGCCTGATCCAAGCAGCTTCCCACTCACATACAAGGCAGCCAAGCTGCTGCTCAGCAAGAAGCCAACCATGGATGGTGATGATGAAGAATGGGGTGATCTCGGAGTGGGCCTCACACGGGGGGGTATCATCCAGCAAAAGTGAGTTCCACAGGAATCCGCGCCATGTCATTTTTTTCCAATGATTTTGAAATAGAAGTGAAACAGGAAATGCTGAATAATTCAAATTGTTATGACGCACAGGATCAGAAATTATGGCAATGAGAGGACGGAAACCAGTCCCCAATGAAATCCGCGATTTGACTGGCAATAAATCGAGTCATCCGCCGGCAAATCCAAAAGGGCATAAGATCAAACGTCCTTTAGGCGGCCCTCCGTCTTGGATGACGAAGATGCAAAAGGAGATTTGGCGAGAGGGGCTGGCTAATTGCCCAGCAGGATTGCTCAGGGCATTGGACTCATCAATCTATCAAGCCTGGGTCTTCGCCTGCTACAGTCAGCGCCGCGCGGCAGAACGGTTTGCTACTGAAGGCGAGCACATGACCATTATGACTGTTAATGGTGGAGTGCGCGAAAATCCTTTGCTGCGCATTATGCGCTCTGAGGGCTCTCAAATGGCAAAATTGGCTTCGGAGATGGGCTTTACCCCATCAGCACGTATGCGAGTTAAAGGCGATGGCGACGACAAGCCGGAAGACGAAAACGAATTCAACGAGTTCACGCAGGCGCCGGGTAGCGGAACAAAGCCCAACTGATATTCATTTGACGCCAGTTGAACGCGCACAGCGGTATTCGCAGGGCGTTCTGAACGGGTCAATTCCATCTTGTAAATGGGTCAAGGCTGCTTGTCGCAGACAGCGTGATGACCTCAAGCGGCGGTCAAATGCAGCTTTTCCTTATCATTTTGATGAGGCAATTGCCAATCGCCCTTGCAATTTCACTGAAGCGCTGCCACATATCAAAGGCAAAGGATTTGCCGGCAAGAAGATTGAGCTGAGCGATTGGCAATGTTTCATTGTCACCACTGTTTTTGGCTGGGTTGATGACGAAGGCAATCGTCGCTTCAAGATCGCCTACATCGAAGTGCCACGAAAGAATGGCAAGTCCACTATGTCAGCGCCCATCGGGCTTTATTGCATGAGCGCTGATGGGGAGCCTGGCGCGGAAGTCTACAGCGCAGCTACGACACGCGATCAGGCCAAGATCGTTTGGCAAGATGCAAAGGCAATGGTGGAGAAATGTCTCAACTTGCGCAAGGCGCTTGGCGTTGATACTTCAGCTCATGCAATCTTCCAATTCAATAGCGCCTCAAAATTTCTCCCACTTTCTCGCGATCAGCAAGGCAATCTGGATGGTTTAAATGTTCATACTGCAGTGATCGACGAGCTTCACGCTCATAAGACGCGAGATGTTTGGGATGTTATCGAGACAGCAACAGGCGCTCGCGTTCAACCATTGATATGGGGCATCACCACCGCAGGATCGAATCGCGCCGGCATTTGTTACGAGCAGCGTGCTTACGTCATCAAAATCCTTTCAGGCGTGCACAAAGATGACACCTATTTTGGGATCATCTTTACCATTGACAAGGGTGATGATCCGTTTGATCCAAAATCTTGGGCGAAGGCCAACCCCAATTTCGGCATTTCTGTTCGCCCTGATGATTTAGAGCGCAAGGCAGTAAAAGCCAAACAGATGGCTTCCGCGCTTAACAATTTTCTCACCAAGCATCTCAACGTTTGGGTGAACGCAGATTCACCTTGGATGAATATGACGGCTTGGGATGAATGCGGCGATACCTCGCTCAAAGAGGAGCAATTCAAAGACAAAGAATGCATTTTGGCTTGTGATCTTGCAACTAAAACAGATATTACTGCAAAGATCAAAGTTTTTAGAAATATTGAACATCAAGAACAAGAAGATGGAAGTACTAAGCTGGAAAATCATTATTATGTGTTTAGCAACTTCTATCTTCCAGCGCAAGCTATCGAGGATGGCCGCAACTCTCAGTATGAAGGATGGGAGCTTGATGGGTTCCTCACCAAATCACCTGGAAATGTGACAGATTATGGTTTGATTGAAGAGGATATCAGAAAGGATGTTTCAGATTATCAAGTTTTGCAGATTGGTTTTGATCCTTGGCAAGCAGCTTATTTGATCCAAAGGCTTCAAGTAGAAAATATGCCAGTTATGGAGTATCGTATGGTCGTGCAAAATTTGAGCCAGCCGATGAAGGAACTGGAAGCTTTAGTCTTGTCAAAACAGCTTCACCATGATGGAAATCCTGCATTGGCTTGGATGATAAGTAATGTTGTTTGCCACACCGATAAAAAAGACAATGTCTTCCCCAATAAAGAAAAACCAGAAAACAAAATCGATGGTGCAGTTGCATTGATTATGGCAATTGGGATGTGGTTGAAAACAAGAAAAGAAGAGCCTAGTTATTCCATTTACTTTGTTTGAGCGGGGAAGGACAGATGACTATCCAACGTGCCTACTCGCTGCTGAAAGTAACTAAGGCAGCTGTTGAAGATGGTAAACGCATCATTCGTGGTATCGCAACAACGCCATCCGCCGACCGCATGGGTGATACTGTTTTGCCGAAAGGCGCTCAGTTCAAATTGCCTTTGCCTTTGCTTTGGCAGCACGAGCCTGATGAGCCAGTTGGACAGGTGACTCAGGCAACGGTGACAGATGCAGGAATCGAGATTGTCGCGGAATTTGCACAGATCGATGAACCTGGCAAACTGCAAGATCGCCTCAATGAAGCTTGGCAATCGGTAAAGGCGCTGTTGGTTCGCGGCTTGTCGATTGGTTTCAATCCGCTCAAGTATTCGTTTTTGGATACTGGCGGAATTGAATTTCAGGAATGGGAATGGCTGGAGCTGAGCGCTGTTACCATTCCTGCTAACAGTGATGCGACTATCACTGCTCTTAAATCGATTGACCGGAAGCAATTGGCCGCGCTTGGCCGCAAAACTCTTCCGATTTATCGAAGCAACACCACTCCCGGCGCTTCGGGGAAAGCATCGAAAAACAAATCCAATCAACGGGAGTCTGGAAACATGAACATCAAAGAAATTCTCGAAGCTCGCCGCAAGCAGCTTTCCGAAACGCTGGAGAAGATGACGGGTATCATGCAGAAGGCCGAAGATGAAGGCCGCACCATGGATGAATCCGAGCAGCAAGAGTATGAGCAGCTGGAAGCTGATTTCGCTTCGATCAGCAAGCACATCGAGCGTCTGGAAGTGCTGGAGAAGTCGCAGACCCAGGTCACCATTCGTGGTGCTGTGCAGGTTCGTGGTCAGAGCGATAATGAAGGCGCTCGCTCGCGCGCTGCTGGCGAAGGTGGTGATCGTCATCTGGCGACTGTCAAGAATACCCAGAAGCTGGAGAAGGGCGTTGAATTTGCGCGCTTCGCGATGTGCCTTGCGAGTGCGAAGGGCAGCCTCAGCGACGCATTTGCGATTGCTCAGGCGCGTTTCGGCGACAACGAGCGCATCGTCAACACGCTCAAGTCTGCGGTGTCCGCCGGCACCACCACCGATCCGACCTGGGCAAGTCCGCTGGTCGAGTACAATGTGCTGGTTTCGGAATTCATCGATTATCTGCGACCGCAGACGATCCTGGGTCAGTTCGGCACTACCGTTGGCGGTGTGCTGATTCCCGATCTCAATCACATCCCCTTCAACGTCCACATCAAGGGTCAGACTTCGGGTGGTAGCGGTTACTGGGTTGGTCAGGGTAAAGCCAAGCCGCTTACCAAGTTCGACTTCGAGGACGTTTACTTGGGTTGGACCAAGGTTGCGAACATCGCAGTGCTGACGGAAGACCTGCTGCGCTTTAGCAATCCTTCCGCTGATACGCTGGTGCGTGCTGCGCTTGCTGCTGCGCTCATCGAGCGCCTGGATCGTGACTTCGTTGATCCGGCGAAGGCCGCCGTTGCGAACGTTTCGCCCGCATCGCTGACCAATGGCGTCACGCCGATCCATTCCAGTGGCAACGATGCTGAAGCGGTCCGCGCGGATATTGCAAAGTTGTGGACGCCGTTCATCAACGCCAACATCAGCCCGACCACGGCCGTGTATATCATGTCGCCGCTGACTGCGCTGAAGCTGTCGCTGATGCGCAATGCGCTGGGTCAGTTGGAATTCCCCGGCATCACCATCAACGGTGGCCGCCTGGATGGCATTCCGGTTATCGTGTCGAACTTCGTACCGACTGATAGCACTGGCTCGCTGGTTATCCTGGTCAATGCGCAGGACGTGTTCATCGCTGATGATGGCACGGTTACCATCGATGCGTCGCGTGAAGCGTCGCTGCAGATGGATAACGCTCCGACCAATGATAGCCCGACGCCTACTGCGACCGCACTGGTCAGCATGTTCCAGACCAACAGCGTTGCGCTGCGTGCTGAGCGTTACATCAACTGGATGAAGCGTCGCGCCCAGGCGGTTCAGTTCCTGGATCGCGTTAACTGGGGCACTTCTGCCTAATTCACCGGGGCAGGCCGTACTTCGTTGGCAGTTCCAACACCCCAGCCTTATCATTGAGGCTGGGGTCTTTTTAGGAGAGTTGTGATGAAGCTGACTGAAAGCATGATCGCAAAACGAAAATTTCCTTATGGAAAAAACAAGCTCATTAAAGGCGATTCGTTTGAGGCTGAATCGGGACACGTTTCGCTGCTTGTTGGACTTGGCTTTGCGGAAAGGCGCGATAATTCGAGCGAAGAAAAACGATCGGCACCAGCAGCAAAGAAAGCAACTGCGAAGCGTACCTATCAGCGTCGTGATATGCGCGCGAGGGATTAATTGATATGGGCCTCCTATCCAACATTGGCAGAATTATCAAATCTGCTGCGATGTCGCCTGCGGATAGTCGAGGCGGCTGGTTTAGTCTTTGGGGAACCATCAGGGAAGCTTTCTCAGGCGACTGGCAGCGAAACATCCAGCATCATCGTCATAGCGCGCTTCATTATTCCCCGGTGTTTGCCTGCTTGACTCTTATCGCGGGCGACATCAGCAAGTTGGAATGGTGCATCAAAGTCAAAGACAATGTCAATGACATTTGGGTCAACGCACCAAAGCAGAAAGCGACTCCCTATCTGAATGTGCTAAAGCGGCCAAACGGCTTTCAAAATCACATCCAGTTCAAAGAGCTTTGGTTGCTCAGCAAACTTAGCCACGGCAACACCTATGTGCTGAAAGGACGCGATAGGGCTGGTCGCGTAAATGCACTTTACATTCTTGATCCGACGCGCGTGGTTCCGTTGATCGTGGATGAGACTGGCGAGGTTTACTATCAGCTCGCTACGGATAACATGGCGGGCGGCTTGCTTGTCAATTCCGTGACGATCCCTGCAAGCGAAATCATTCATGATCGCTTCAATTGCTTATTTCATCCTTTGGTGGGTTTGTCGCCACTTTTCGCAAGCGTGCTCCCTGCGCTTCAAGGCATCAAGATTCAAGAGAACTATTTTGAATTCTTTAAGAATGGCGCTAAGCCTTCAGGCGTGCTGACTGCGCCTGGCAGCATCAAGGCAGATACTGCTGCTACGCTTAAGAAGCAATTTGATGAGGGCTTTACTGGAGAGAATGCAGGCAAGACTGCGGTGCTTGCTGACGGGCTTAAGTATACGCCGCTGACGATGAGCGCTGTAGACTCGCAGGTAATTGATCAATTGAAGTTGAACACTGAGCAAATTTGTTCGACGTTTCACGTTCCCCAATACAAGATTGGCGCAGGACAACAGCCTTCGTTCCAGAACATCGAATCGCTTGCGCAGGATTATTACAGCACCTGCCTGCAGAAGCACATTGAAGATATGGAGCTGTGCATCGATGAGGGGCTGGAGATTGTCGATGAGACCTATGCGCAGCTTGATCTTGATGGCTTGCTTCGCATGGATCAAGAATCCTTGATCAAGTCGATGGGTGAAGCTATCAAACAAACACTGATGAAGCCAAATGAGGGGCGTCGTCGCCTCAATTTGCCGCCTGTTGAAGGTGGCGATGTTGTTCTTTCTCAGCAGCAAAATTATTCGCTCGCAGCGCTGGCGAAGCGAGATGCCTTGCCTGATCCGTTTGTGCAGACGAAGCCGACTACCGTTCCAGCTGGCAATCCGTCGCAAGATGGTTTGGATTCCAATGCAACGCATGCTGCTGATCCGAACAATCAAGATGGAAGCGCAAAAGAGATGGAATTGCAGTTTATAAAGGCTCTGGAAATTTTTGACTTGGAGATGGCGTGATGATGACCGCAGAAGAGTTTGGCAAGGCGATTGCTGCGCGCACCAAAGCTGCCATTGAGAAGGCTGTTGGAGTTTTGCGCGCGCAGTTGGACAGTTTTGAAGCTCGTCTTAAGAAGTTGGAGGAGCTTCCTCTTCCAAAAGATGGTAAAGACGGAAAGGATGCTGATCCTGTAAGCGATGAGCAAATTTCTCAAGCAGTTGAGAAATTCATAGAAGCTCATCCGCTGCCTATTGGAGAAAAAGGCGAAAAGGGGGATGCGGGGTTGCCTGGCGAAATACCAGCCATGGAAGTGGTTGTCGAGGCACTGTCCCCGGTTGTGCAGGAGGCCGTCGCGGATTTCCTCAAGGCAAACCCTGCCCCCCAGGGCGAAAAGGGCGAGCCAGGCGAACGGGGAAGCGACGGCCAGGCCGGAAAGGACGGGGAAT